GAATTCTACTGCCCTGCATGTAAAAAACATATACGTGACATCTACAGAAATAAAGGCAGATATTCATTTTGCGATGTATGTGGTCAAAAAATAGATTGGAGATAAAGACACGGAAGGGAGAAAAAAAGATGCCGAAGTGTAAGAACTGCAATAACTTATATAATCTGTCAAATAAAGATGATGTAATTGTCGGTAAGTGGTGTCCGAAGATTAACGATAGTCCGCATTTAGACATGGAACGCGACTGCAAGCATTATAAAGCCATGACCAATGCAGACCGGATCCGAAGCATGACGGACGAGGAATTGGCAGAGTTTTTGCCAATAGCTTCCGACTTTATCTGTCAGCCTACGGAAGAATGTATAAGAAATACCGTTACGAATCATTGCGGAGAGTGTGAAAGAACGGAAGAGTGCGCAATGAAGTGGCTTCGGGCAGAAAGCGAGGAATAGCATGGAGCAATATTCCTTTGACAGTTTAGGACAGATGGTCCCGTGTCCAGATAGAGAGAAGTGTGGAGCTTATAAATGCCCGCCCTTGCCGGACGGCACGCCGCGGGGATGCACCGGAGAACGGAAGTGGTGCAAGATGAAGTTTAAGGAGAGTGAGGAAAAATAATGAGTTGCGAAAAAGAATGCAAGCTCGGCAAAACATATTGCTGCATGGAGTGCCCGAGCTACGATATATGCCGAGAGAAGCGCAAGAACAGAAAATCGAGCTTTGAAAAAGCGGTGAAGTGGATTGCCGTTAGCATTGCGGTTATCGCCGGAATCAAGATCACGGGATCGGCGTGGTGCCTGTGGGCGTTTGCTTTGCCGGTAATGGCAGATTAGGAGGGATATCCATGAATGAGAATGAAGCAATCGAAAGAATCAAGTATCGGATGCATACGGCAGGACAGGTAGCCGGGGAAGGCGGAATGGAAGATCTGGAAATGGCGGTTCAGGCACTGGAAGAGGTGCAGCGCTGGCACACATCAGTAATCAACCCTAATATTAAAAACGAATTTGCAAACACTTCTACACAGATTTGCCACAACTGCGACCACAAAGATGAATACATCGAGGAACTGGAAGCAGAAGTGGAAGAGTACCGCGCGATCGGCACAGTAGAAGAATGCCGGGCGGCAGTGGAGAAGCAGACAGTGAAGAAAGTGAAATCAATATCCCAGGTAAAAGACGGAGACAGCTATGGCGGTCTTATAGGGAGATGTCCTTGCTGTGGAAACATATTGGAAGAGGATACCGTATATTGTGATTGCGGTCAGAGATTAGATTGGGGGACGAGCGATGAGACTGATTGATGCGGATAAATTAAAAGCGGATTTAGAAAAAGCAATTTCAAAGAACGAAGATATGGATTGCTTAGACTTTTTACGCGTTGCTTCTTTTATTGATGCGCAGCCAACCGCCTACGACCCGGACAAGGTTGTGGAGCAGTTGGAAAAGCTGAAAAGCCTTGTACCAGTAAATAGGGTACTTGATGATATTGTAAATGATAAACCAAAGGAATTAGGAATGCTTATAGCCTATGAAAAGGCAATCGAGATTGTGAAAGGCGGTGGAGTAGATGGCAATTAAACCGATTTTATTTAACACCGAGATGGTTCGGGCGATTTTGGACGGGATAAAAGGTTCAACGAGAAGAATTGTAAAAGGCTTTATTCCTAATGATGCAGTATGGGGA